GGTGGATACAAATTCATATTCCCGTGATAAATCACATAAAGAATATACACTTGATGTTTTTGTTAAAATTCTATTGAAGATGTCATCATACTCCTCAGAGTCAGGACTCTCTAAGTAACTTACCTTTATATACCCTAAAGCATATAAAAGATAAATCTTAAACTTAGCGATCATAGCAATATAGTATGATGACTTAGTAATTTTCTTTTGACCTACGTTAAAAACATGATCTCCTTTCTTTACAAAACAATCTATTTCCTTCTGCCAATTAAGCTCCCAAAAAGGGCTTTCATTGACCAGACCAACTCCAAGAAATTTCCTTTTGAGAAATTTATGGATTGTCAATACTCTAGAACGTGAAATTCTAGGTGGTGTTGTGTAAAGAAGAGAAGTCATACTTTTCCCGCCCACTCTTGTGGAAAGAAAACGATCTTCAATGAATAATTCTTCTCTCTTATGATGAATTTTTAAGAAAAAGTCTGAAACAGAATTCAAATTCTCAATAGGCTGAGTGTGTGAAAGTTGTTCTATTAATTTATTATATAAACCAACAAAATCAACTTCAACATCCTCAACTATTTCTCTAATCATCTGTTTAACATTCCAATTATACATAACTCTTTGATTTAAATGACCAATCTCGTAAACGAGACCTTCTTCATTAAAATAAAATTGTCTAGAATTAATGTTAAAAACTTTTTCTGAATTATTTATTGTCTTTAATTTATTACGTATCAAACCATAACAGGTTGAACACCGTTCCTGAAGTATATTCTCTTGAAGAGTCAACTTACCAACAGCATCATCACCATTTATAAACAGCCACCAACCTAATCGCTCAACATTTTGATCATAGAACCTTTGTAAAAAGTGTCTCGGATCTCTAGGAAGAGTATTATTTTGGATATACCATTTCAAGTGTCGTTTAAAACTTCCCTCGGGAGAGTTCATAAACTTCGCATAAATAAATGTAGATAAATTTGCTATACATAATAACGTAAAAGACAATGTATTACCCATCATCTGCCCACCAACTTGATTAAAAGTACCCTTTCCATTAAAGTAGTCTTTAACTCTACGGAGATATTTACTACCTTGGATTGTGGATACATATAAAGCTCGATCAAATGTGATCACTTTGGCTGCGAGTGCAGATCTGTAATACCTTAATTCATCATATGAGATTGTATCAGAATTATACAAAATTCTTGTAATCTCATTAATAATTATATGTGTAACTTGTGATAACAAGTTATCAGTGGCTGAAGAATAGTCTATACTAGTCACGTATTCATTAGGAAAAAGTCCATAAAACTTAGTCAATAAATCATGATTTAATCTATCATCATCCATAGTGGAAAACTCAGATTTCTTCCAACATTTCGTAAGAAATGTTTGAAGCTCTCTTGTTCCCATTTGGAATCCAGTAGAATTTATTGTCAAGAATCTATTCTTCAAAGGTTCATCAAGAACCGCAACTCGTGCCCATTGAGGGTCACCACGATTAAATTTACGAAATTCATCGTCAAAGATTTTCTCTTTAGCTTCAAAGCTAACGTTAAGAGTTTGACTGATAAAATTTTCACGAACTTCATCGTGTTTATATTCAAAAGTTGCACCAACAGGAAGGAAACGCTTTTCTTTATACAAGTGCTCGTTACCTCTTATTACTAAATCAGTTACAAATTTAAGGATCCATTGCATTGATGGATTCCCGTTAAGGGAATCTAACTTTGCTTGATCGACCTTGTTTAGTTTGTCTACAGTAGAGTCAATGTTTTTAAAAACATTTTCCATAGGTAAACGCGATAAACCAGTCTTCATCTGATTAAGAGAATAAAAGAAACTCATTGCTGATAGCATCTTCCTCTTTCCATTACTACCCTTACTTAAAAATAATTTTTGTCTGAGAACTTTTAATAAAGTTCCCATATAAAAAAGTTTATAAACTGAAAAATCATGTTCAGTAAGAGCAGTAGTAGCGAGGGCCTTGAGCTTATCAATAATACTTCCATCCATTATGTAATTTATTATAGAATTACACATATAATTTAACTCACGACAGATACGTTCTGAATTTGTTTTGTTAAACCATTCTGTTAAAAAAAAGAATGGTGTTAATAGGGACCTCTGTGTTGTAAAACACAGTTCTTCCACATATTCATAACTATCTGTCTGAATCAACTTAGCCGAAGCTAGGGATAAAACTTTCATCATACCTTTTGTGTTTTGTTCCAAGATTTCGTAGAAAAATTGAACCATAAATATAAGATAATTATATTATTATTAAAATTAATGATATAGTTGTTTTAAAAACTATGGGTGTACTCCTCCG